GTCACGCAGCCTTCGATAAGTAGATTTCATATCCTCCAACTGCTCCACAACCTTGTCTGGATCGTAGGCAGTCGGCTGTACATCAATCACGCTTTGAAATCCAAGGATATGTGCCATATCAACCAAACTAGCACTTTCTTTTTTGACTTTTTCAAGATGTTCCACTACTTTATCCGCATCAATTAATCTTCCCATCGTTCGCCCTCCTGTTCCATGCTTCTACTTCTTTTCTCTTTGCGGCATTATAAGAACCCGCCCAAGTTCCACCGCTTCTTCCGTTACAATTATCGCAGATAATCTGTGCCCAAAATCCTTTATGTTCTCCCTGTATACGTTCGTAATTCATGCTTGCTTTTCCTCCGCAAAACGGGCACGGTTTAAGTTCTTCATTCATTCTTCGTTTTCCTTCCATTTCTCACATGTATCATCCAGTCCACGGAAATCTGCACAGTGTTCACTGTCTCCATTGCAACAAACGCCCTCATATTCAGCGTAGTATTTACATGTACTGCAATATTTTTTTGTTATTGATTCACTCTCCGTCATGACTCTATCTTTCATTTCTGCCAATTCCTCCTGACTGAATTTTGTGTAACTGATTCCACAATTTGTAAATCCTCCTGCTCTATACGCTATGGTTCTCGGCATCCTACACCTCCAACAGTTCCGGATTATCAAAAACGTTGCCGATAACTTCTACACACTTTCGTTCGAGTACGTAAAATCCTAAATTACAGTAGCAATATCCGCTTTCTCTATCTTTTGAGTAACTATAATCAAGCGTCCAATCGCCCTTATTATATTTTACAATTTCCGGATATTCTTCTTTTCTATCACAAACGTCATTCTCCCAGATCAGCTTGCCGTTCTTATCCTTAAGTCCGGTACACTGGCAGATGGTGTTATCCAAAATATGTACATCATGCGGAATACCTGTAAGCATATTCCACTCCACCCATTCGCCGTTATCAATCCGCTTTCCACGGCATAAATATCTATTCTCCATCGCGTTCCACCTTTCTTCCTTTGATCTGTTCTAACATGATCCTCGATACCTCTGGAAGTCTTAAACTTTCCATGCATCTATTATGCAGATTGCTTTCCTCATTCCACTTTGCCACCGGACATTTCTTACAGAGGGTGTTCGTGCAGAACTCTCCGATCTGTCGGATAGTCAGTTCTTTATTTGTCATGTGCATTGTTCTCATCTCCTTTGCAAAATCCTCTGTGTTCATGCACGGAGAAAGAAATACTTCCAGTCTGCTTCATGTAAGTCAATTTTTCTCCGGTCAACTCACATTTGTGTTTACGTTCATTCAAATACTGACATCTTCCATCACAATACATCGCTTTCCCCCTCCATTTCTTTCAGCTTGGCTTCGGCTTCCTCTCTGGTAAGGAATATCCTTTCGCCAATGTCGCACGGTAAATAGCAACTCTCACCCATATCAGCGTCATTTATAACATCAATTCTCATAATAGTTCTGTCTTTATGAATCTGCTTGATATATAACTGGATAACGTGCATCATAATAACTGGCTCTTTCGCTCCTTTATTTACCCGATACAAAGTATCTCCAACCTTGCACGGCAACCGCAGAAGTAATCCCTGCTCTTCGGCTTGCTCTCTATTTGCAAGTCTTTCCGCAATCTCTTCCAGGGCTTTGTATCTTCCATCTTTCGCAAGCTGGGTAATGGTAATTCCCTCATCATCCGGTAAATCTGCTGGATGAAATAAAACTTCTCCATTCTCTGCCACATATGTTAATCTCTCCATGCTATCCCTCACTTTCTGCCTTAAGCCATTGTTCCACCTCTGTAACAGAACACATTGCTACGCCGCCCTCAATGGTCTTTACGCTACCCTGCTCATATGTTTCGATTGAGCAAAGGAAATCTAAAAGTTCTTCATCCGTCATGCTCCGGATCCGGTCTGCATTGGTCTGCGGTCTGCATTCTTTCACAATCTCAAAGCACTCATCCTTCCAAGCTAAAACATTTTCTAGCTTATAGGAACTGTAGCCAACATGATAATAGTCCTCTCCGATTTCCTTGTACTTGATTTCGTAATATGGCTTTTTTTCTATCATTGTTACGATAATATCTAAGCAGGAAACTTTAATGCGTTCCGTTTTGCTATCCCGTGCCGCAGTTCTTATACACTCAATCATGACTTTCCTCGCTTTCTGCCAGCTTGGCATACATCCAACTAGATACAATTTCTCCGCTCCATGACGTTGCGCCGTTCGCCCAAGTGTACACCATTCCGTTTTCATATTTTGCAAAATATCTCTTTTCCCATTCTGACTCAGCAGCATCTTTTCGATCTGTTACCAACACTGGTGTATCGACCGGAACTTTACTCCAATCAACCGGCGGTTCAATCGGTTCAATCGGTTCGACATATTCGCTGTTCGCCCATTTTCTCGTCTTTATATCACAATCTCTTATTGTGCCGCCATTAAAATTACACTCGTTGCACTGTGTTTTTCTGCAATTTTCCAGCTTTCCATTAACGACGGCAATGTTCCCCCCATTGCACGCGATTTCAATAATCTCTTTTGCATACTTCTCTCTATTCAGCATCTTTCTTCTCCTTCCCATACCGCAACTGATACGGCACTTCTCTGAATCTTTTCAGTGCATCCGGATCTGGATGCTTTGGTAACTTGTCTGACGATTTGCCATCTCTTTAACCGCTCTGTTGCGTTCTTTATTATCTCTATGCATTGGATTCCTCCTAAACGCCCGTAACTTCCCGTATTTTCTCCGTCAGTTCTGTCTCTTTCCCGCCGTTTAAAATCTTGATCTCTTCTGCGGCACCTTTCAGCATTTTTTTCATGTGTTCGATATTGTCCCTCTTATGGCTTGCCTTGACCGCTTTTTCGTCGATTACTGCCGCAATCGTCGGTGTCTCTTTAAAAGCACTCCTGTATGACTTTACAATCTCCTCGATACATGACGTCGGCGTGTCTGCTTTCTCCAGCGTCTCTTCCAGGATTCCAAGTGTTAATTCCTGCTGTTCTGTGCGTTCCAGTTCTTTCTTTGCTTCCTCTTCCAGCTTTTCATCCAGAATGCGGTGGAAATCTTCATACATCTCGATTCCTTCATCACTGTCTCCAAGCACTTCCGTGATGACTGTTTTTAATATCTCCCTCTGCTCTGTCGCTGTTGTCTGCATGACGCATCCTAATCCCTGTGCAAGTTCCCAGTGCGGCGCTTTCGTGTCTCTCGTATAAAAGAGCATTGCGTCCCTGTCTTCCTTGCGGTCTGTAAATGCCGGAAATATAAATCCTGTATCTGGTGTTCCAACTACTGCATCCCTGATCCTGTTTATGATCCTGTTCTCCTCCTCGCTGTATGCCAGTCCTGGAGCTGTCAGATTTACCGGGCAGATTGTACAAAGCAGATATTCGTATACATCCTCTGACTCGTCTATCTTGTTATTATCTGAGGTATATGTAATAACGTCATAAGCATCACGGTAAAGCAGGATCAGATAGTTTCCGACATGGTCATAATTATCAATCACTCTGTCATAAAATGCTTCCAGCAGATTCTCGTCTTTTAAACCGCTGTCTCTTATCGCAAGCAGGAACTGCTGCATGTCGTTTTCTTCCTTTGCCTCCTCTGAAAGTTCCAGATTCAGCATGTTATCTTTCAGTTTTCCCTTAAAGATTCCTTTTGCAATATCCAAGTATTTATAAAATTCTTCATCCGGAAGATTCAAAAATGTCTCTCCGAATGTGGTTACGATATTTTTATCTGCATCCACATAGCACCCACAAATACGGGAAAAGGTGCAGTTATTCTTTGCCAACCTTCTTTTTAATTCCAAGATATCTTTCTTTTTCATTTTGTCGTCCTTTCTGCCATTGCTATATACTTCCCGTAACTCATCCCGGCTTCTCTTGCTTTTTCTAATACGCTGCTTATATCGCTGTTATTGTGTGTCTGGTTTCTTCTTTCCTCGTGAATTTTTCTATTACGTTCATTTCTACACTGTTTTCCACAAGTCAGCGCGGCAGCTGCTATTGTTTCAAATTCTTTTCCACAAATTATGCACTGCTTCTTGTATGTTTTTCTTACAAACACTGTTTTCTCCTTTCTCTCCGGCACCGGTTGCCGGAGAATCGCGCGTTTACTGGTATCCTGTGATATATTGATTAACCAAAAGTTGGAAAATCCCATTTCTTATACCGCAACTTGTCTTCGTTCCAGTCCGGATACTGCTGCATCAGGTATTCTTTGAATATTACGATCATCTCTGACCGGAGTCCTTTACTGCCGTTGTCCAATAACATGTGATGGTACCGGCAGCCCACTGCTCCGTTCTGTGGTACACCAAGTCCGCCCTGGGACTTGTTTATGTAATGCATGATATCTTTTGTCCGGTAGAGCATCGGATCTTTATTTTCCATGTGGTACTGCCGCCTGCAGAAGATGCAGCTCTCATCGTCGCGGTAATAGATGGTCCGGCGGGTTTCTTCATCGAATTGGAACTTCATGTTTTTTCTGGTCCGGTACTGCATGTCAGTCCTCCTCGTTTTCTGTCTCTTCGATTTCCTCAACCTTCCTCAGCCTCCAGTGTAGATCATCCAGAATGGAAATCATTTTTTCTATCCTGTGTGGATCTCCGGAGTTCCAGAGGTTCTGTAACGTGTTCAGATTGTTTGTGATCGCCGATTTATATCCTTTGTTTATATTTTTATTATCAGTCATACTGTTTTCTGCATTTTCTGTTATGTTTCCTGTACTTTTCGTCTCATTTTCTGTGATTTCCGGTTCTTTTTCCTCTTTTTCCGGTTCATCTGGCATGTATTCCGGATGGTTCTCAATGCTGTCCTGTCCCGGTAACTGCTGCTCGCCGGCCGCCTCCGGCTCATCTGTCTTAATATCTTCCGGCTGTTCCTCCGGCTCGATCGGGGATGGTTCCGGGATGTCCGGCTCAATGTCATGCAGTGTCTTGGGTGTTTCTTTTACCGGCTCCGGTTTCTTTTTCGATGGCTGCACGTGTGACTCTTTCCGTTGCACCGGTGCAACTTTGCTTTTTTCAGTTTCCGGAAAATTTTCATGAAACATATTCTCCCATGCACTCTTCACATCAAATGATCCTGTCATGTTCCTGATCGTCTCGGTAACTTCCTCCTGCATGATCTGTTCTTTTTCCATGCTTCTTGTGCTTACGATCTCGATCATTTTCTTCAAATTGTTCACGGATACGGCAAGTTTTCCGATTCCCGGGATTCTCGTCATGTAAACTTTCATGTCCGCCGGGGCCATGATCTCAAGCACATCCTGTCCATTTTTCAACGTATTGATCACGTCTTTGAATAACTGCGGCTCATCATGGAAAATATTTAAAATCACCTTTTCAAAGATTGTCTCCGCCGTTTTCGTTGTCTCAGTCTCCTGCTCAATCATTACTTCGATATCTGAGATTTTCTGCTCTTCCTCAAATTCTTCTTTTACAGTACTGATTTCCGTTTTACTCATTTCCGGCGTCAGAATCTCGTTGATCTCATCCGGCAGTGTCAGCATAAGTGATAATTTCGCATAGCCGAATTTCTGATATTCCTCTTTCAGTTCCATGGAATAGCCATCTTTTGAGAATCGATCGTTGATCCGGATAAAACGTGATACCTGTGTTTTATCAAGCCCGTATTCTTTCATGGCAAATTCATTGACGTTCGAATAGCCTGAACCCGCTAAAATACCCGTATCCTGTGCCACTTTTAACAGGTAGCCGATTCTCACGAATTTTTCTACTGCTCCCTGCAGTTCCGTGTCCAGATCGTGCTTATATGTCGCATAATCTGTATATGTGATTACGTTGTGATCCTGTGTCATGATTTCTTCCATCTGTGCTTCCTTTCTATACTGCTGCTATGAATGCTTTATCCGGTTTCTTTTTCCTGGCTTCCAGCTGTTTTGTGTAATCCGCTAATAACCTGTCAAAAAATTCCCGTTTCGGTTTCTTGTCGTGCGCTCCGTACCACTGATATATTTTTGTGCCGCTGATCTCAATCGTGATATACGGTGTGTTCGGTGTCTTTTCTTTTCTCAGGAACAAAATTGCTGTCGTTCCCCTGTTGTGTTTTGAAAGATAATTGTCACCACCGACACAATGGTGCAGTTTTCTTCCTTCCATGATGATCTCCCCTGCGTCCTTTGCCGGTCTGATAATGTATCCCTCCGCTGCTGCCTGATATTTTTTACAAAGACTCTCGTATCTTTTTGCAATTTCCGGAAACTCTTTATTTTTCTTTTTAATATACAGTTCATCATGTCTCGCATTGCTTTCCCCTGTCATCTGGTCATGTACCAGTTCAAGATCTCGTGGATAAATGAATACGCTGTTTTTCATGTCATAGCCCAGTTCTTCACGCATATTGAGATAGTCATCGTATTCCTGTACAATATTCCCTTTATAATTTCCATACGGCTTCCATCCCTCCGGCACCGGGCTGTATTTTTGAATTGCATATTTCTCTGTCCTGTTTATCAACTGCTGCAAGGTCATGTATTTTAACAGATGCTTTATTCTTTTTTTCATCTCCCTGTCAAATATTTCCGCTATCCATTCTTCCTGCTCCGGTTTCCACGCATAGCCTTCTTTTTCTTCAAACTGCAGAGTCTCCAGTAAACCCAAGTCTCCCGCCGCTTTTATCACCTTGTTTATATTTTCTTTTTTCTCCAACCGGAGCTGTCCCTGTAAGGTGTCTTTTTTTCTGTTTACAAGTCCACTTCTTCCCTCTTTCCATATGAGATGTCTTACCAGCCTGTGCATTCCCATTTTGCAGTACATCTCGATTGCCGGGTTGTTTGCATATGTCATAATGGCATCCGTTAGACTGACACCGTTAAATGTCTGTCTTCCCCAGTTGTTCATCGCCATTTCTACCAATATCTGCTCCATAAAATATTTTAATTCGGATTGTTTAATCTCTTCTCTCCAACCGGGATATAAATCTCCATGTAAAGTTTTCAAATACGGGTATCCTGTTCTATCTGATATGATCCATTGGTATTCATCCTGTCTGTAAGTGTAAGAACGTACCATTTTCTCTACTTTTCCAAGCTGTAAAAAATACCGGCTGTCCTCTTCCAGCAACTCTTCCATTTTGGAAAACTGACTGTATCTCCTGTAATATGTGAAAATCCGCACAAACAGGTTGTTATCTTTTGATCTCTGGTATAAATAAAATCTCGCACTCTCTCTTACCGGCTCTGTGATCCTTTTCCACTGATAAGTTGATATATTCCCGCATTTTTTACATACTGCCCGCTCTCCTCTTCTTGGGATCTCGTCATGCAGTGTTCTATATTCCAGATCTTTCGGTG